CTCCGGGTGTACCATCTACCTGTATTTGAATACCACCAGCAAATGAATTAAAATCCCCATCTCCGTCATAACCATATGCTTGAGCTTGCCACAAAGTGTCTCCATCCTGAACAATCGCTGGAGAAGCCTTTGAACCACGGGCGTGTCTTCCCGCAAAATTAGGTTGACCAGCATCATTTCTATACGATGTAACAAATATTTCTGATGGTGCTCCATCCCTTACTAATTCCAGTTCAGCCGCTGGAGAATCCGTACCAATTCCGACATTTTGACTTGAGTCTATAGTCATAGCAACTGAGCCATTTGTTCTAAAATCTAAACTATTGTCAGCGTGGTCATAATCTACACTTCCTATTTCATCACTTGCGGCATCACCAAATAGAAGTATGGAATTTTTATTAGAGGCACTTGCTTTAAGTAAGAAGTTTGTATTACCAACAGTATCTTCTATTGTAACTATTGGATTTCCAAGCACATTGCCTTGAATATGCATTGCTGGTGCTGTGCTATCCTGAACAATCTTTAAACCAGTAGTACCAGTAGATGATGCGTGGTCATTATGTACAAGCATCACATTTCGAGTATTGGTATCAGATGAATTACTTGCAACTCTTAAAGCATTTGCAGTAGTTAAACTATCTGCATCTATATTTATGGCATCTCCAGTCGTATTGGTTGCACTTACATTAATAGCCTGTTGATTTGTTCCTTCGTGGTCTATATTTAAGGCTATAGCATTTGAATCTTGATTTAAAGTAACTGTGCCACCAAGAAATTCATAATCTGCGGCATTAAATTCCAATCCAACCGCTGTATCTATTGCATCATTTACTGCATTTATTCTTAAATCTCCACTATTCGCTGATAGAGTAAAATTAACATTGGAAGCCATTTTTGCATGGAAAGTAGCAAGTGGGGTTATGCCTAATCCCACTCTCGTATTTGTACTATCTACTATAAAAACATCACCACCATCGCCATTCTTGCGGACAAGAAATGCTTCTGTGTTGGTTACATCTATTGTGGATGTACCTTCAATTACCTCTGATAGCGAAAGTCCTATTCCACCAGAAACTGTTAGATCTCCTGTGATTGTGACATCACCATCCATTGTTCCACCATTGCCAAGATTCTTGACATTGGATTGCCCCATTCCGCCAAACATATTAAATCTCCACCATTCTTACTGCACCAGTAGTAGTGCTAGTAGAGTTAAAATTAAAATATACAGTATTCCCTAACCCTCTGGGAACTGTAATAAAAAACTGAGTATTAGCTGGTATTAACAAGTCGTTACTAGCATTAACATTTGTTTCTGATGTAGTAAAATTATAGTATATCTCTACTGCTGAATAAACACCAAGAGTTGCTGTGCTACTTGATAATAATTTGTGTGATGTGTTTGCAACATCTGCTGAACTTCCTGCTGTACCTGCTGAAGATACTGTCCAAACTCCTCCAACTGTTGCGTTAAGTGCTTCCTGTACGGAATGCGTGTGTAGGTCTGCCATTTTCCTTCCTCTCTAAGCCTGACAATAGCGTGAACGAGACTGTGCTATGTCGTTATGATTTTTTAAGTTTTTTCTTTATTTTTTTAACTGCTTTTTTTGCAGTACTAGGTGCTTTGTAAAGACTCCAGTCAGATTCACCCATTACCCTTTTATAGCCTTTTTCTTTTAATGCTTCAAGTTTTTCAGGATGTTTTTTAAAAGTATCTTCTTCAAGTCTTTCTATTTTACCTAAGTTTGGTTTTTTCCAATATTGCATAATATCTCCAAGCGTATGGGGGGGCAGTATAAACCACCCCCCAATATCATTAGTCTACATTAGTAAACTTAACACCTTTTTTGTTATCAGAATCGTCTATGATTTTGCAACCATATAGTAAATCTGCAACAACTTTAGTACCAAGAGCATCGACAGAATATTCTGACTGTACTCTAACTTCCTGCTGTGAAGCAAAAACTGCCGCACTTTTATGGAATATAGCACCCGGTATTGTAGAGCTTGTACCTGCTGTGCTTACAGTATTTGACATATATACATCAATTCCGTAAAGCGAACCAACCATTCCAGAACGAAGCCCTCTGTTGCCTTCGCCAACTGCATCATTTCTGATGAAGTATTGAGCGATACCAGCAGAAGGGTTCAAAATGTCTGCAAATAATGTTGGATTAACAACCATTGCACATTCCCCATCCATATAAGGAACATCTGCTTCACCTAAAGTTGCCAAAGCTGACTCGAAGACAGCGGCAGTTAAGGTATCGTCAGCAGAAAGAGCTTGAGAGCTATTTAAGCCATCTAACTCTGCCCAAATATCAGCATCAACCTGACGAGCAAGAGCTTCACCCATCATCCTAGCGTATTTTTCTACTAAATCAGCTTCGGATTGGATTAAAGCCACATCTTCAAAAAGTTTTGCGACATATTTGTGTTTATTGATTGCCAACTGAGTTGTTGTGGTTGCAGTTGCATCGTAAGAGACATCTGAACCAGCACTTTTGTCTGAAGCACTCACAAGACTCATCTCAGGAATGTTAATCGCATCCCCATAGCCTTTTCCTGCTACTAAAGCAGAATAATCATCTACTAATCCACGAAAAACACTTTTTCTTTCAAAGAATTTATAGATACCATCTGCCCAAATTTCAGGAATAAAATGCTGGTCTGTTGTAGTCGTTACAGGACTACCTTGATAATGTTTAGCCATTTATATTACCTTTTTATGTATGAATCCAATATTGTCTGCCAGTTGTTCCTTCTTTCTTCTCCCGACATAGCAGTCCAGTCACCAACTTGTTCTGTGGGTACTGTTCCTTTTCTGTCAGGTGGATTTACTTTTTCAGCCTCAGAAAACTCTTCAACTATATCCAAAAGAACCTCTGTTTCAACATTGGAAAATTTTTCTCGTTTAGACTCAGGAAGCCTAGACAAAGCAACTTCTCGAAGTTTGGAGTCCATTGATTCCCATTTTGCCTTAAAAGGCTTATAGGACTCAAGTTCTTTAGCAAGTTCAGTATTAAGCTCTTGCCATTTTTCCTCTTCTTGGAGTTTTGCACGCCTACTTTCTTCCTCTTTAGTTTTAAAAGACTCAAGAGAGTCACGAAGCTCATTTCTTTCTGAAATAACCTCGTTTAATCTTGAAATTGGTACATTATTTTCGTCTTTAGTGACGGATTCCTGTTTTACATCTGTTTCGATGGTCTTTTCTTCAGACATTTTTACCTCTTAAGTGAGTTAGTGAATATGCAAGAATTGCCCTTGCATTAAAGTTACACTACAATGTAAGTTGTAAAAGTAATCTAATGCAAGAAAAAAATTACGATTTTAAACAAAAGTGGTTTGAATATTTAGGTTACAAACCGCATGATGGTCAAATTCCTCTGCATTTCCCTAAAAAAGACAATGCCAGATTTCAAGTGGTTGTTTGTGGAAGGCGGTTTGGAAAAACTTGGGCTAGTGCTATGGAAGCTACTTATGTAGCATCTCAACCAAACAAAAGAATCTGGGTAGTTGGGATGTCGTATAAGAAAGCTCGTTTGATATTTCGTGAGATTTGGCAACGAATGGTTGTTGGGCATTCTGAAGATATTGACAAAGCATCAGAAAAAGATATGTACATCAGATTCAAATGGGGTACTATCGTAGAGGGAATGTCAGCAGATAACCCTTCAAGTCTTGTAGGTGAAGGTCTTGACCTACTTGTAATTGATGAGGTTGCCAAGATGAATAAAAAGATTTGGGATATGTATTTATCCCCAACAGTAGCAGGAAGAAAAGGTAAAGTTATTTTTATTACTACCCCAGAGGGGAGAAACTGGATATATGATTTATTTAAACTTGGGGAACATGACCCATTATGGGAAAGCCATACATCTCCATCATGGATTAATCAATACGAATTTCCATTAGGGTTAAGCGACCCTGCTATTATAGAAAGAAAAAGAAATATGTCAAAAGAACTTTTTGGTCAAGAATTTGGAGCAGAGTTTTCTGTTTTTGAAGGAAAAGTGTGGAATTTCAATAGGGAACTTGATACTGGAGATTTTTCATACGACCCAGACCTACCTACATATTGTTCGATTGACTTTGGTTATCGTATGCCAGCAGTAATTTTCTTGCAAACATATTGGGAAGATGATATAGAGCATATAAGAATCTTCGACTCCATCCTACATAAACAAAATATAAAAACAGAAGACCTAATCAAGCTGATCAAAACAAAAGGATACCCAATAATGTCTTTTTATGGTGACCCTGCTGGTTCTAATGTGCAAGGGCAGTCAGGTAGAGGGGATATGGAAATATTTAGAAGAAGTGGCATAAGAATATTATCTACCAGAGATAGAATTAGTAGGAATATTGTTAATAGCGTTGCCTACACTAGAGGATTCTTTGAAAGTGCCGATGGAATTAGAAGAGTCCATGTAGACAGGAGATGTACTGATATGATAGAAGATTTTGAGGAATACAGATACCCAGAAACGGAAGATGGGAAACCAGTAAAGGAAGAACCGATGAAAGATGGATACCATGACCACGGCAATGATGCCTTTAGGTATTTTATAATTAATCGATTTCCAATGAGAAACCAAGAAATGAAGAGGATTCAAAGATGATTCAAAGAGTATTAAAGGATAAATTACTAGAAACAAAGCTAATGATGTCTCATGCTAGGCGAAATGAGATAAGAAAGCATTTAGATTATTATTCAGGCGTTTCAACTGAGCAATACATCAATAACTATTTTAATGGTGATGCTTTTTCTGAAATACCGCCAAGTATGACTAATTTTACTAGAAAATTCATCAATAAGATTAGTAGAATATACAGTTTAGGTGCTAAAAGGAATGTTGGCAATAAAAGATATGGAGAATTAACCCCAACTAAAGATGTTCGCATGAAGCATTCAGAAAGAATGACCAGATTGCTAGGAACTATTGCAAATCGTGTTCATTGGAGAGATGGTTTTTTTGATTATCGACCTATTTATTATTTTGAAGTATATTTTGACGAAAACCCTTTCGTTCCTACCGCTATAGTATATCCTTTGCTAAATAATAGCTCAGATCTATCCAATACAGATAATCTCCAATGGGAATATTGGGATAGTGAGAAATACGGCATAATGAATGAAGATGGAAAGATGACAGAGGAAGTAGAAAATCCATATGGTATGTTGCCATTTGTATTCACTCACAGAGAAGACCAACTTGATTCTTTTTTCGTAGAGGGTGCTAGTGATGTTGTAAATTGCAATGAACAGGTAAATATTGCTTTAACTGAGATGAATTTAGGCATGAGATTCAATATGTTTGGTCAGCCGTGGGTAACAGGACTTAGAGCAGACCAAAGTATGTTAAGAGCTGGTTCTAATACTATTCTTGATATGGGAGAAGATGGTGCATACAATATAACAAGCCCAAGTGGGAATATACAGGAAGCAATAGACAATATTAAGTTTCAAATAGAACTTGTTGCATCTAATAACCATTTATGGATTCAATGGGCAGAGTCTGGTGGAGAAGTGCCTAGTGGTATTTCATTAATGATTAAAGACATGGAGAGAAAGGAAGATTATTATGATGATATTGCTTTATGGAGACTTTACGAGCAAGATTTTTACAATGTAGAAAGAAGAATAGCAGAATATAATGGAATTTCTCTTCCAGAAGAGTTTGGTGTTGATTTTGAAGAGGTAGAATACCCAAAAACAGTTCAAGACCAGATATTAAAGGATGAATTTGATATTCAAAACAACCTTACAACCAGAGCAAAGATAATGGTTCGTGAAAATAAAGACCTTACAGAAAAACAGGCTCAAAAATTGATAGATGAAAATAGGAGAGTAAATGAGCAAGAAAACAGCCAGTCAATCTTTACGCAATTCCGTCAAGGAGCTGGACAAAATCAATAATGTAGAGTTTGAGTTTGAAGGAACTTTACAAGAAATCATAGAAAACCCTATTGAGTGGGCAGAATTACAGGCAGAGCGTGTCATTGCCGATAATATTGAGAATTATTTAAAATCTAAAGAGTTGGGAGAGAAATTCTGGGATGAAATTAGAAATATCAGTTAATTTTGACTTTGGAAATCTATCCAAAGAATTAAATAATATTATTGATGGTTATACCGCTGGATACGCACAAGACTCAGTAAAGGGAACAAGAAGAAACATAGATAGTGGTGTTGGGGCTGATGGAGAACAGCTAAAACTAGGTACAGGCTCTTATAGATACGGACAACAAGCACTTTACAATACTGGTGAAATGTACAATACTTTAAAAAGCAATCAAAACACATTAACAATTAAAAAATACGGCTATAAACACGACAGAGGTATGTATAAAGTTAGACAGGGAACTAATGTTAAAAAGTTTATAGGCACTACTAAAGAAAATAAACAAAAGTTAGACAAAAAGTTCATGCAAGACATACAAAAAGCCTTACGCTCTAACAAAAAGGTTGTATCACTAGGTTAAGAGGAACTAGTTTATGGCAAATAATAGAGAATTAGATGAAAAAGATAGAAGATTACTTATTGAGATTGCTCTTGGACTGTCTTACGACATACGAATTTTCTCTGAAAGACTTGGACAAGAAATTGACCGACTTACAAGAAGTGGTCTTGATGAACAATCAATTATTGGGGTTCTTAAGCAAGACCTTGCTACCAACGGAAGAATCTTTGGGGAATTACGAAACTCCATTAAACGAGGAGTTACTGGAGGAATTAATCAAGCATTCCGCAGAGCTGGAGAAATGGGGCAAGGCTTAAAATGGATTGCCGTTTCTAAAAATATTTGCGATGATTGTCGCTCCAGAGCAGGTGAAATTGATACTTGGGAAGGCTGGGAAGCCAGAGGAATGCCCGGTTCTGGATGGAGCATCTGTAAGGAGTATTGTTATTGTCAGTTAATGCCCGAATCCCTGAATATAGACGATTCTATAAAATTATGAAGAAATTTACCCTGCTGACCTGTCTATGTGTAAATTGTAAATGGACATGGGAAGTATTAGGGGTGAAAATCGAAAGGGAGCAAGAATGCCCCGAATGTAAATCGTTTGATGTCTACAGCTTTATTAAGAAGTAATATTTAATGCTTTTTCTCTTGATTCTATTTTTTCCTGCCAAGCCTTTCTTTGTGCTGGGGTTTGTCTTCCCTTATCTGGCTTTTCAATACCTATTCTCTCAGCCCTCTTTCTCCAATTCCTAGCTTCTCTCCTTTTTTCATTCTTTCTATCTAGTCTTTTTTGTTTTTGAGCTGATTCCTTTTTAGTAATAGGCTTATCTGGTACAATAGGTCTTTGTGGCATAACCTCATAGTCCACATCCATTATCTCTGCATCCTGTGTGGTAAGAAATTTTTCAAAAGGACTTTGATGATTGGCAACCTCTACACGCTTAATAAGTTTACCAGAGTGTTCTAAGACCAATCTACCAGCCTGTACATTCCCTGCTTCCGCCTCACGAATCATACTATTTAATATTTTAGGTAGTTTAGAACCAAATGTAACCATATATTTCTGGTAAAAGACCTCAACAAACTCTGGGTCTTTCATCCACCGCTGTATAGTAGATACGGCAACACCTGCTTCTTCCGCTACATCCTTAATCTTAGCCTCTGGGTCAGTAACCATCATATCTATAGCTATACCCATAGAAGGCTTTAACTTATCTGGTAGACTTACACTCATGGTATATTATACGGACTTTTTTATTTTGATACAAGGGTTGTGGACTTTCTTTTGGACATTCTTTCAGAGTGGTGGCATAAGACTTTGTTTTTATTTATTTTGAGGGGAGTGGGTAATAACAAACCGCTCAAATCGCTCATCCGCCCCTACCCCTAAACGCTCATAACGCTCACCGCTCAAAACGCTCAAACGCTCATAACGCTCAAAAGATTTCTCTTGACTTTGTGGGTAGGTTGGTTGTATAGACAAATTAAAATCCACTTACAAAAGAAAAGACTTGACAAGTGTCTAAACTATCCAATTAAATATTTAATTACTCTATACTATATACTTGACTTAGTGCCTTGTTTGTATTATGAGGAATCAGCCCGAAGATTTTACTTGACTTTTAAGAATTATCTCTAATTCTTTTTTGGAAAGAATTAAAGATTTTACTTGACAGAAAAAAACCCTACTTGACAGAATTTAAATCCCTATATAAAATCGGAATATGATATACATAAATAACACGCACAAACAAGGGCAACCGATAACAGTTATCGTGAATAAAACGCTCATATCGTGCAAAATAAAGAAAAGGAAATAAACATGAAACAAGAGAAAGAAACAAAAAGAAAAAAACTAGACACTATTCAAG